ACAAAAACCAACAATACAACTACCTATGCTAACCCGAACAAACGAGGAAACAATGGCTAAAGCATCATATAAAGAAGTGGTTACTACTGGTCCTATCGAATGGGCCAAAATCTTTGAGAGCAACCGTGAAATGAGCGGTTATGAGGGTGTTTATGACACATGCGAAGGTGCATACACCGTTACTCAGGTGCTTGATAAAGCCGAGTTTGAGAAGCTGAAAAAGACTGGCTCTCAGAAGCGTCCTAACCAAAAGCGTCTCATGGATGGTGAGATTGCTGTCAAGTTTGAACGCAAGCATCTGGTCAAGACTGCTGATGGTAAAGAGATTGCCAAGGCAGGTGGCGCACCGAAAGTGGTGGGTCCGAATGGTAAGAAGTGGGACGTTGAGGTTGATGGTCTGATCGGTAACGGAACCATCGCTGAAATCACTAATCTGGTCACTACCTTCCCCGGTCAGGATGGTAAACCGATTAGCCGCACTTCGTTGACTAAGGTGAAGATCATCGAACACGTTCCGTATGTTCGTGAAGAAGAAGGGGAAGACGCCTAATGAATATCTCGCTGCAATCGACCTGCACTTACACTAACAAGGTTGTCACTGTCGAACAGAACGATGTTGACTATCTTGGTGATGTGGCAGAGGTTATCCTGACCTTCCTGCAAGGTTCTGGCTATGGCTACGTGAAACAGGTTGTTCTCGTCAAAGACGATGGCAACGAAGTCGCAACGATGTAAGGATAGGCTACAATGGAAATCAAGGCTACTGCTACCACTGAGCGTGAAGAAGTGGGTTTCATCCATGAGAATGGCGCTCTTGTGTTGTTTCCTGATGACAACGGTAATGGCTCCCTTGTGATTAATGGTTTTATGGGAAACTACGAAGACCTTGATGATACCTATTTCATCTGGCGTAGTGGTGCTTCCCGTATCCTTTATCGTGGCGACAAAGTGGAGATTACTCTGTGAAAGTGACTGCAAAGCTGGTGGCACTTACGCAACCAACTCTTGCTGTTCCTGTGGCTAACTCGGAGGCCCTAGTTGCTTATTGCGCTAGGGTTTCCAACCCCTCTAATCAGGATAACCCTGACTACGAGAAGCTTCTGAAATACTGTCTAAAGAACAAACACTTTAGTGTTTTTGAAATGGCTAATGCTGTTGTTGAAGTAGAAGCGCCACGGGATATTACACGGCAGTTGTTGCGACATCGCTCTTTCAGTTTCCAAGAGTTTAGTCAACGATATTCTGATGAAATCGAGTTTACGGATCGTGACTTCCGTAGGCAAGATTACAAGAACCGTCAGAACAGCATTGACGATCTTGATCAAGAGTATGCAGAGTGTATTGCATATGAAGTGTCAGAAATAAAAGAATACCTCAAAGACACTTATATGTGGATGCGTGGACACAATGTTGCCAAAGAGTGTGCAAGGGTTATCCTTCCCGAAGGATTGACCATGAGCCGCTTGTACGTTAATGGAACGCTTCGGTCATGGCTTCATTACCTTGAAGTCCGAGACGATCCCGGTGTTACCCAATGGGAGCATGTCCTGTTGGCAAGAGAAATCAAGTCGGCACTTGCCCCGGCTTTCCCCACTGTCTTTAGCATGATGGACAACAACAAATGACCAAGAAGTTTATCGAACCCAAGGTAGAAGAAGTCGCTGATGCAATCATTTCCTCTAGCGAAGGGCTTACTGCTGAACAACTGACTGAGCGTTTCCTGTCGTATAGCAAAGAAACTCAAGCCTACTTGATGACCAAAGGTCTGTTGATGCAACTCATTGCTCTTGAATTTGAAGTTCTGGATCGTGAGATTTGGGAAGCAGTTTCTATTGTAAAAGATATGGAAGAAATTGCCCAAAGCTTGGGGGTTGATATTGACTAAAACTGTCTTGATTGATGCCGACCCTCTGGCATATCGGGCAGTTTATTCTAAAGGTGGTGATACCCTCGGTGGTGTTGTTGATAAGATTAACGAACTTTATCAACAAATCACTGAGGATATTATCTACGAGTTTGGCAATGATCTAAAGTATCAGTCATTCTTGACCGGAAAGAATAACTTCCGTTATGATGTTGCCAAAGACTACAAGGCACAACGTCCCACAGAGAAGCCTGTACTGATTAATTTCGCTAGAGATTATATCGTTGAAGAATACAACGCTGTAGTCACTGATGGAGAAGAAGCAGATGATGCCATTGCTATTAATGCCACAAAGCATTATCCTGATGCTATCATTGTTTCGATTGACAAAGACTTCCGACAAGTCCCGTGCATCCTTTACAATCCTGTAAAGAGAGAGTTTGACAGGATTGACTATTGGAATGGCCTAAAGTTCTTCTATCAACAACTGCTGACAGGAGACAAGGTTGACAATATTCATGGGTTGTACAAGATTGGTCCTGTAAAGGCTTACAAAATCCTTGATGGGGCAACAACTGAATTGGAATTGTGGCAGCGTTGTCTTGATGCCTATGAGGGAGATTATGAACGCGCTGTAATGAATGGTAGGTTGCTTTGGCTAAGAAGGTATGAAGGAGAACTCTGGTGTCCACCTATAGGTTAAATACAGAGCGTGTTACTTTATCTTTTCGTGGTGATGAAACTAGGCACATTAACATAAACTTGGCTGTTGATGGGTGTTTTGAAGATTGTGTAGTGTTAACTAAGGAAGACCTGTTGTGGTTGCTAGGGTATCAAGAAAAACAAATTTGGGAGCCTCCTAGTGCTTAAATACCTGTCCTTTGCCCTGTTCACGCTGACTATTCCGCTTGCTAATTGGTTCATTAGCAATATCGGAACAACGTGTATTCCTGATGGGCCTTGCCTAATTCCTGTAGGTTTTGGTCTTATGGCACCTAGCGGTGTACTTTTCATTGGTCTTGCCCTTGTCTTGCGAGACTGGTTGCAAGAGTTGACCAACTGGAAATGGTCAGTTGCAGCGGTTCTTGTTGGCGGTCTTCTTTCTCTGCTGACATCCTCGCCGTTTATTGCTGTAGCATCTGCTGTGGCTTTTGTTGTTGCAGAACTGTTTGACCTTGGTGTATACACACCTTTGCGACAAAAGGGTAAACATTTTGCAGTTATCGCATCTGGGATTGTGGGGGCTTTTGTAGACAGCTTGCTCTTTGTTTGGTTGGCTTTCGGTTCCGTAGAACTCTCTCTTGGGACGGCTGTAGCAAAGATTTATGCAAGTTTGGCTGTTGCTGCATACCTCTATTGGAAGGCCAATAAACAGAATGATACACTATCACGGGACACCAATCTCTAAGCGTGATCCTCACCTTGAAAAACTGCGGGGGAGGCACTTCTGTGTCTCTTTTGCTCATGCCTACGATGCAAATTGGTGTCTTGAACACGCACAAAGCATTATGTGGGATAACGGGGCTTTTACGTCTTACACAAGAGGGAAGTCCTTCAACAAAGAAAAGTACATAAGGTGGTTAGATGATCGTCTATATGGACCTCATTGGGCTGTTATTCCAGATGTCATTGGAGGAACAGTTGAACAACAAAAAGAATACATGAAAGGTTGGCCCTATCCTCTGCATCTTTCTTGTGCCGTATGGCATATGGATTTGCCTCTAGAGTGGTTAGAGGAACTAGTCTATACTTATCCAAGAATCGCGTTTGGTTCTTCTGGAAAGTATTGGAAAGTTAATTCTGTAGAGTGGCAAGATCGTGCCGACGAGGCTTGGGAAGTAATTGAAAAAACAAATGCAAGACCTTGGGTTCACATGATGCGTGGCCTTAAGATTGCTGGTAAAAGGTGGCCTTTTTCTTCTGCTGATTCTACTAACATTGCAAGAAATCATGGAAGTCATGCCATCAAAAAATGTACGAGAGAAATGGCAGACAGAATTGATGCAATACAATGCCCACTAAAACTCATAAGACCGCCAAAAAACTAGGTTTCCGATCTGGACTAGAAGATAAGATTTCCAAGCAACTGACTGAGGCTGGTGTTGCTTATGAATATGAAACGACAAAAATCCAGTATGTCGTTCCTGAAAGTGTTCATAAGTACACACCGGACTTTGTGCTTCCAAATGGGGTTATTGTTGAAACAAAGGGGCG